TTGCCGGCCGGGAGGCCGGCGTATATCAACCGCTTACATTCGCCTTCAGCGGGGCATAGCGCAGTCTGGTAGCGCGTCTGGTTTGGGACCAGAAGGTCGCAGGTTCGAATCCTGCTGCCCCGACCAAATTTGCCTAGTCATTTCAACCTCCGATTCTGACATGTGGCCCGCGATTCTGACGGGCGGTTCTGACCATGTTCTCCGAAGCCGGGCGAGCGCACCACAGTGAGCTTATCGCGGCGGCACTCGCGCCACGACCACAGCGTGGCCTCGCGGCGGCTCATGCCGTGGTGGAGCGCCATGAGGTCGACGAGAAGGTCGAAGTCAATGCGCCTGGCAGGGTCGCCGCGGTGCCGAAAACTGACAACGTTGGTCATGTCCCGCCCTCCTGCCGGCTGCGGTTGCGCACCTCCTGCACCGCGACGCGTTGCTTGTCGCGGCGGCGCAGGTAACGCACGGTCGTCGCTTCCTGTTTCTCCGAGTGAGTGAGAAGCGCGCGGATGGCGCCGAGTTCGGCGCCGGCTTCCTCCGCTTCGGTGGCCGCGCCGGCGCGCGCGTCCATGTTCCAGACCGCGTCGGGAATACCGGCAACCCGCGCGATCGCGCGATACCACTTGCGATAGCTGCGCTCCTGCACCGCGTGGCCGTGCTCGCCCTTGACGACCGCGCCGGCGCGCTGCTCCTGCGGCACGGCTTCGAGCAGCGGAAACAGCAACGGGTAGATGGTGAGATCGAAATTGGCCGGTGCCCGATATTTCGATTTCGACGTGCGCATGCGCCATTGCCAGCCGGGAATGTTCTCCCAGGTGAAATAGCCGGTCCAGATCTGGCCGCCGTAGTCGATCGCCGCGGCGCCGCGGCGCACGGCCTTGTCGCGATCGCGCAGGGTCTTCGGCCGCTCGCCGATGATGTCCTTGGGGCGCAGCACAAGCTCGAACTGCGTGGCGACGCCGATCGCCATATAGAGCATGCGGTCCGCCGGCAGCAGGCCGGCGCGCCCGAGATCGAGCGCCTTCTCGATGAAGGCGCGTGCCTGTGAAAATGTCATTTCCTCGGTGCGCGCGCCGCCTTTCTCGAAGCTGACCATGCTCGTCGCCTTATCGAGATCGGCCAGGAGCGCCGCGCAGTCCGGCCGCCGCAGCGCGGCGTTGAAGCGCAGCACCGTCTTGAACATCGTCACGGCGTTGTGGGCGCGGTCGATGCGCTCGCGACCGCCGGCAATCTTCGGCTGGCGCCAGAGGTCGTAGTAATCCTGCACGTCGAATATCGTCAGGTTGCGGATCAGCCGCTTGCCGATCGTGCCGCGAACGACCTTGAGACTGTCGAGATAGGTCCTGCGCGTGTTCGCCTTGACCTTGCGGAAGCGCGTGCGCGGATGCTGCTCGTACCAATCGCAAGCCGAGTCGACCGTGCCGTCGTAGGGCCGCAGCAGCGGCGCGTCCGCGGCGGCGTCGGCCGCGACCGCGCGCTGCTGCTCGTCGATCCACGCGAACAGGCGCGCGCTGTGCGCCTGGCAGAGTTCGATGAGCTCAGCCTCGGTTGCCTCGGGCGGCAACGCGATGCACGGATCCGGAAAGCCCATCGGGTCGCGCACCACGTTCTTCGCGTACCAATAGGGCAGGCGCTTGCCGAGCTCCGGGCGGTAGCGGCCGCCCTTGAGGCCTGGTGCTTTGCTGCGCGGGGGCATCGAAGTTTTCCCGGCCGTCTTCGGCGGTTGGTCGTGCGGGTGCATTGCGGCTCAGCCCTTCCTCTTCGTCAAGCCAAGCTTGCACCTTCGGCCAATATCGGCCCTGCCAGCGCTTGCTTAGCCTGGGGAAAACTGCATCACGCTCGCACTCACGCAACTGCGCATGGAAACGGTCGTCACCAAGATGCGGGGCGATTCGCCGATGCAGCTCCTCGTCGGTGACGTAAAGTGCCGACCCGATCGCCTCCTTGCGCACCTCGTCCTTCACTGATGCTCACCCCTCCACCGGAGACACGCGATCGAGCGCGACGCAGCCGGGCGGCACGATCCTCGCCGCGGCCGCGAGCTGCAGCTCGATCATTTCAAGACGCGTGAGCAGCTCGCGCGCGTGGGTCAGCGCCGCGCGCAGCTGGCGCAGTTCGTCGCCGCGCTCGCCATGCCCGGCGCGCACCACCGCGTACACAATGCGCGGGCAGATGATCGTGGCCGCGAGGATCGCGGGTGAGAGCGGATTTCCCGGGCGCCGCTCGCTCATGCGGCCTCCGGCGTGTCGAGCTCGTCCCTGCAATGCACGCAGTAGGCGCTGCCGTCGCCGCGGAACAGCGGCTGATGGTGGCCGCTCGTGCTGCCCGCGCAATGGTCGGCGCCCGCGCCGATGCCGCCGGCGTAAAAGTCGTCCCGCTCGAGGGCGCTGTCTTCATCGCCGCCGGCGGCGCAGGCGCTGCAGATCGGCGGGCTGAGCGAGGCCCAGCTGCAGGGGCCGTCAGCCGTCACGCAGGCGCGCTCGTCGGTGCAGCCGCAGTTCACGCAGGCGAGGATCGTCATGGCAGCGGGCTACTTTGACTTGAGAGCGGGGATAAGATTGGCAGACTTCACCAGCGCGAAAAGATCGGACTTCGGCAGGCTCTTGATGCCGCCATAGCCGGCATCGGTCAGCACCTCGACATAGGCATCACGGCTAAAATCGTTGAGCGCGAGCCCCGTCTGCCGCTGCGCCTTCTGTAGCTGGTCGGTCGTTGCCATCGGGCCCTTTATTGACTTTCTGCGAGCGCCTTGCGGCCCGCGTCGGTTATCTTGAAATCTCCGTGGCTCAACCAGCCGCGACGGAACAGCGCCTCGCGCGTCACACCCCAGCCGCCCCAATCCGACATGCCGCGAAGATGCGCGGTCGGCGTTCCCTTGTCGCGGGCGCTTTCGAGCGCCTTGCGCATTGCCGGCGTCATTCTGGCGGATTTCGGCATCGGCCCTATGCCTTCAGGCGAGCGCCGTATCTTGGCGCTCCATTGGAGTGACGCGATTTAAGTCGTAGCCGCCGCTGCGGCCTTTGAGCATTACGACTGGCTGACCGCCGCCAAGTTCCCATGCCTTGCTGCGCGTCTTGGTGTGCCACAGTTTTCCGCTATCAAGTTTTACGAGAACGCCGATGCCGGGCTTGTGCCGAGCGTTCCATTCGGTCGCAGTCATGGCAGCGGCGCGGTGGTGACGTCGCCGAACGAGCGCAGCTCGCGCAGCCGCTCGAGCTTCTGGCCGAGGGTGAGCCGCGGCTGCACGCCGTGGCGCATGGTCTTGCTCAGGCCCGAGCGCGTGCCGCCCGGCAGCGCGTGGCGGCCGAGCCCCGGACCAGTGACGCCCAGGTGGCGCAGGCGCACGCGCTTGACGCGCGCGACCGTCGGGGTGACCACGAGGTTGTTGTCGAGGCGGTTGCAAAGGCGATGGCCGACGCCGGTGTCCTTGCCGCCGAGCGCGCGCGGCACGACGACATGCGCCTCGTCCCAGGCCTGGCCGACCGTCACGGGCCGATCGCAATGGACGCAGATCGGGTGCTCGCCGCGCCCGGCCTTGTAGGCGGCGAGCGCCTCGCATTGCCACAACGCCTCGCGGCGCTTCGATCCAAAACGCGGCCTGTATCGCATACCCGGGCTCCCATGCCATCACGAGTCGGCGGGAAAGTTACCGCTATGGAAACTAGGCGGTCAAGCGGAAAGTTTCCACAAAGGAAACCTCAGAGCAGGAAGCGGCTGGAGAGCGAGACGGCGCTGGCGAGGCCGCCCTCGATCAGGGCCTTGAGCATCAGATCCACGGCCTCCGGGCAGGCGGCCAGCGGCGCGAAAATACGCCCGCAGATCTGCACCTCCGGCGCGCCGGAGCCCACGGCGATGGCGTTGCGGTAGAGCACGAAGCACGCCAGGCCGTTGCCCATGAATTCGACACGGGCAAGTCCCGAGCAGGTGATTTCCGACCCCATCCCGTGATCGACGAGCTGGCGGCCATTATCGACGAACAGCGGCACGCAACCCCCCTTGCCGGCTTCTGCCGGCATTTTCTTTTGTGACAGTGTGCGGGTATAGAACCGCGCCGCGCGAGGACCCTTCCTCCGATTTATCCGGATTTTATTCGTCGCGGTTAACGGTGGATTTCAGCGGCCGCGCTTGAGCAGGACGTCGATCATTTCGCGCGCCGTGCGCCGCAGATCCTTGGGCGCCCGCGCCAGCATGTCGTCGATGCTCTCGTCGTCGTCGGGCGCCCGGTAGAGCCTGGTCGCGGGGAACGGCCGTCCCGTCAGCTGCGCGAGGGCCTCGGCATAGGCCGCCAGCACGTTGAGCGAAAGGCCGCGCCGGTCGCGCTCGTAACGCGAGATCGTGCCCTTGTCGGTCGGCGGGTCGAAGCAGTCGCCCACGTCCTGCTGGGTGAATTCGAAATGCTCGCGCCATTCGGCCAGGTGGACGTTGACGCTCTTGCGCGGTGCGACTCTCGGCGGCATTGCCAGAATGGTAACCGCGCGGGGCTGTGTAAGAGACAGCCAGAACGGCAACCGTCCCCTTGCTGCGCGGTTTCCATTATGGTAACCGCTGGGCATGGGTGCGATCGCTCAGAGGATTCGCGCAGGGATGCGACGCAAGGGGCTCGGGCAGAGTGACCTTGTGAAGCAGTGTGGCGCGCCGAAGAACCTCGTGTCCGACTGGGTGCGGGGCAAACGTGCCGTGAGCGCGACCTATCTGCCGCGCGTGTCCCGCGCCCTCGAGATTCCGATTTTCCAGATTGCGCCGCGAAAATTGCGGCCGCTGCTCGCGGCTCACGAGGCCGACGTGCTGCGGCGCGCGGCGGCTTAAGGCTGCTGTCCCCCCTCATACGCTACGCGGGACGAAAATCCTGCGCCGCAACGGGGGAACGAGTCGAGGGGGCCAAGTCGCCCTGTGGATAAGTGGTTTGTGTTTGCGTCGCGTCCATCCGCCGAACAACCGCGAGGCCGCAAGCCATGCCGACCGTCAGCGCCAGCACGCGCACGCCACGTTCCTGCTCTCCGCAATTTCGTGCGCCTGCGCGCCCTGAGCTTTGGGCGCCGATCGCCGCGCCATCGCGCGCGCCTGCCGGCGCGTTCCTGCTGGTGGCGCTCGCCCTCATCGCCGCCACCGCCGCCGTGCTTGGCGGTCTGCTTGGGCAGGCCTGCTCGGGCGGCTGCCCATGAGCGACAATCCCGTTGTCAGTTCACCGGAGCGGGCGATCGCCCGCAGCGCCACGGTGCGAAGTACACCGCGGCGACCTCACCGTAGTAACTCCGGTGATGACCGGGGCCGCCGCTGGCCCCTTACCCGTGCGGCGGCGGCCCCGTGTTTTTTTGCGTTCGCGTTGCTGCTGCTCGGGCTCTCCGACGCGACGCCGCGCGACTTCCCGTGGTTCTTCGATCACATCAAGCCGACCGGGCTGTGCCCCGGGCGCGAGGTCGCCGCGTCGTTTTATTGGAGCGGGCGGCACACCGCCAATGGCGAAGCCTTCGACGCCAACGGCAACACCGCGGCCAGCCGCGACTACGCCTTCGGCACGCGGCTGCGGCTGACCAATCCGGTCAATGGCCGCACGGTCACCGTGCGGATCAACGATCGCGGGCCTTACGGCATCGCGCATCAGCTCGGCGTCAAGCTCGCTCGCGCGCGCGGCGCCGCGCGCCGCCTCGGCATGACGCAGACCGGATGGATCTGCGTCGAGCGCGGCCTGCTCGAAGCCGACAAGGCCGTCCCTTGAGCGCGCTGCAACGGGCATGGCGGTGGCTTGCGGGGCTGGACCGCGCGCAGCTTCGGGCGGACCTCCTGACCGCCACGCTAGTCGTTTTTGCGGTGGTGGTGATATCGGCCAGCATCGCGGTTGTGGTCGCGGGGATCCGATGAGCGACTGGCCGTTCGGAACGCTCAAGCCGTTTTCCTATGACCTGATCATGGTCGACCCGCCGTGGCCGACGACGTTGCGATCGCCCAAGGGCGAGGGCAAGAGCTTCACGCGCCACTACGGCGCAATGAGCTTCGAGCAGATCGCGGCGCTGCCCGTCGGCCAGCTCGCCAGTAAAAACTGCGTGCTGATGCTGTGGGCCACCTGGGGTCTGCTGCTGCACGGCGGCGATCCGAAGCGGCATTTTGCCGGCGCCGATGCCGGGCGCTCGCCGGTCGGCGAGACGATGCAGGGCTGGGGCTTCCGCTACGTCACCGGCGGCCCGTGGCTCAAGCGCACGGTGACCGGCAAGCTTGCCTTCGGCTGCGGCTACCGGCTGCGCGATTGCAACGAGCCCTTCCTGCTGGGGGTTACCGGCGCGCCCGTCACGTCGCGGCGCGAGCGCAATCTGATCGAGGGACTGCGGCGTGAACATTCGCGCAAGCCCGAAGAGGCCTTCGCCTGGTGCGAGCGCCTGATGCCGGACGCTCGCAAGCTCGAGTTGTTCTCGCGCCAGTCGCGCCCGGGCTGGGACAGCTGGGGCCTCGAGGCCGGCAAGTTCGATCCGGTCGTGCAGGTGGCGGCATGAAGTCGCTCGCACGGATCGACGAGGAGAAAGCCGCGCGCGAGCGCAAGCGCGTGTGGCGCTGGTGCCGCCGCGAGAACGGGTTTTCCGATCTGCCGCGCTGGCGCGTCGTCGCGGCGCGCTGCGAGCTGCCGCTGTTCCAGGTAGTCGCCTTCGTCAATCGTCTTGAAGAGGTCGCCAACGATGCCGGCAACAAAGGGCTCGGCCGCGGCGAAGTCAGCCATTTCGATGCCGCCGAATTTGCCGCCGCGCTCGACATGGCCGGCGCGGAGGCCGAGCGCATCTTTGCAGCTCTCGAGGAGGGCGGCTGGGTCTGCGACGGTCACGTCGCCGACTTCTGGAATCGCAACAAGGACGAAGAGGACGACACGGCGGCGCTGCGGCAGCGGCGCAAGCGTGCCCGCGCGACGGTGCAGAAGTTTCTGGCGCCGCTCGCGCGCATGGGGCTTATCGCGGCCGCCTTGCGCACCGACCTCGAGAGCCGGTTGCCGTCGCTCAAGACGATGGCCGACGTCGAGCTGTTCGCGCTGGTGGTCGAGCTTGAGCGCGCTTTATCCACACGTCAGGCCGTCACGCGTGACACCCGCCGTGACTCCGTGACTGTCACTGGAGAGAAGAAAACACAAAGCTCTTCTGCTGCTGTGGACAACAGCGGGACCACAGGGTGCAGCGGCACGGAAGGCCTTCAATCAGGGCAGGGCGGTGGGGAAAACCCCGCAGCGAGCGTCACGCGTGACTCCCGGACTGTGGAGGAACCGGTGCCCGACGAAACGCAGATCGAGGAGGCGCGGCTCTGGCTCGAGACCGAGGGCGTGCGCTTCGTCGTCGAGCTGGCGAACGAGCCGCGCACGCGCGCCGCGATGCTGCTCGAGCGCTGGGGCCGCGACCTCGACGATCCGGTGCTGATGGTCAAGATCGTCGCCGGCGCCGCCGAAACCAGCGCGCGCGGCGTGCGCTTTAATTTTCTGATCGCCGACCAGGTCAAGCGCTGGGTCGGACACAAGCTGCACGGCGCGCCGCTGCCGCTGATGCCGCCGAGCCCACGCGCGGGGAATCGCGCATTGGTGCTTGCCACCGACGCGGCCGCCGAGCCGCTCAAAAAAGCCGCCAACGACTAACCGAAGGAGACCAGCCGATGAGCGAGCCGAAAAATCCGTATCCGCAGGCGCCCTCGAGCCCAGGCCAGGAGGCGCTCGACAAACTGCTCAAGCTGCACGAGCAATTCGCGGCCGCGCGCACGCGTCTCAAGACGGTGCTCGCCTCGATCGGCAGCGCGGTGCCGGGCCCTGAGCGCACTGGGTCGGACGATGGCGAGGCGCACGAGGGGTCGACCGGGCGCGCCGAGACCCGTTTTTTCCCCGGGCTCGCGACCCTGACCGACAAGCTTGCCCGCGACGCCGCCGCCATCGAGGCCGATATCGCCGAACTGGAACGGCGTTTCTAGGCTAAAGTGCTGGTTTAAGGTCTGTGGCTAACTTGCGGTAATAGCTATGGATTATTTGCACATATAGTCCTACTTTGGCGCCCCAAATCACGGGGGTGACCGTGCATCAGCGGGCGAACGAGCGCGGTGTCGCCATCGGCCTGGTCGAAGCCTTGCCGGCGGCGCCGCAGGTGTTCCACTACGAGAACGGGCCGATCGCCTATCGCCATTTCGTGCGCAACGGCGGCTCCTGGCTGGCCGTGCACGAGGCCCAGCATGATGGCGTCGGCTGGCTGGTGACGCGCACGACCTGCCGCCCGCTGGTGCTGATGCAGGGCGATCATGTGCATTGCCGCCTGGAATTCGTCGAGGACCGCGGGCCGACCGTGCTGGTGCGCATGCTGCGCGGCGGCGATGGTCGCGACATCGAGATCGATCGCAAGTGCATCGTGTTCCTCGACGAGGCGCCGCGCGAACTGCCGGTAGGCCATTCTGGCAACCGTTAACCGGCCGTCAAAGCCATAGCCCTAGCGTGCGCCCCGTCCTCGGGGTGCCCGTGTCATGCGTCAATTCCCGCGGCCGTACCGGCTGACCTTCTTCCTGCCGCGCGAGCTCGGCCGCGGCGTTCCGCAAGGCCACCATGCGCCGTGCGCGGACGGTTGCACGGTGCAGGTCGAGCCGCCCGGCCTGGTGATGATCGCCGGGCCGTCGCGCGATGCGACCTTCGAGCAGGCGGCGCGGCTGCTGCGCATTGCAGTGCGCCGGCGTCCGCAGCGCGAGCCGCTGTCGATCGCGGCCATCCTCGATTCACCGGATCCGAGCGGGCGCGATTCCTGGTCGATCGCCGTCGGCGCCGACGTGGCGTTTTCGCCGACCGGGCTCGGCGTCCATTTCCCGCAACCCGAAACCGAGCCGCGGCCGCCGCCGCTGCGGCTCGTGCCGTCAGCGCAACGATGATGCGGAATTGCTTTGCCAGGGAGATCGAGTTGGGAAGCCGCGGGAGAAAACGAAAAAGCGGCCGGCGCCATCCGTCCGGCAACCTGGTGCGCGAGAAGCGGCCAGACGATCGCGTGCGCACCGGGCGCCAGCCGCACCGCCGCTCGCTGCCGGAGGCCGACCGCATGAGCGAGAAAGCCGAATCGCCGCTCGGCCGGCTCAATCTCAAGCACGTCATCAGCGACGAGGAATTCGAGGCCGGCCAGCGCTACGCGCGCGACGTCGGCACCTATCGCGCCTCGATCGGCGCGCCGGCGACGACGGCTGGATCCGGACGCCGCCGGCATTGCCTTGCCGACGTCACGGCGACGGCCGACACCTGCCGCGCGTATCCCGAGGACTGCGCCTGTCTGCGCGCCAAGCAGCGCTACGACGATCTTCTCGAGACACTCTCCGGCGCCGGCCAGCGCGCCGCGAAAAACGTCGCGAGCGCCGCGGTGCAGGCGCAGGACATTCGATTTGAAGAAATTGTTTACCTTAGAGCGGGATTACGAATTCTCGCGCACTTTTACGGATTGACCGGGCGCGGCGCACGCGCCTAGTTTGGAAATTGAAACTGACAAACCGCGCCCGGGCTTCGCAAGAAGCGCCGGGCGTTTTGTTTTGGGGGCACGCCATGACACCGCTGCGCCTCATCGACCTCGATCCGGAATGGATCACTGATTACGATGCTGGCGCGCACTCAATGCGCCGCAAGCACGACCTGGCGCATGCGGTTTCCGATGCCAGCGCCGACGGGCATGGCTCGACGGATCTGCAACACGCGCAAGGCGTGATGTTTTTGTGCCCCGTTTGCTTCGTGAAGAACGGCGGCGCGGTCGGCACCGAGTCGGTGCTCTGCTGGTTCAAAGACAGGGGTGTCCCGGCGGACGCGCTCCCGGGGCCTGGACGATGGACCTGCACGGGCACGAGCTTTGCCGATTTGACGCTGAGCCCCTCGGTCAACGTCGACGACGGTCATTGGCATGGCTGGGTGCAAAACGGCGAGGTTAAATGAGCGCCGCGCAGATCTCCGGCGAGCTCGAGGCGCTCGCCGCGCGGATCGCGCGCATCGGGATTTCTCGGCGCAACCCGGATGCCTTCTTCGAGCTGCGCTCGCAGGCCGCGCGCGACGCGCGCTTGCTCGCCGACTGGCTGCGGCGCGGCCGTCGCCCCGCCGAATTTCAGCTCGCCGACGAACGGACGAGCGACTCGCAGCGATGATCGAAGCCGACGCCATCGCGGCGACGCGCGAGGCGGTGCGCCTGGCGCTGCTCGCCGACGCGCCGCTCGTCGAACTGCTCGGCGGTCCGCGCATCTTCATCGAGCCGCCGGCGCCGCGCGAGTTTCCTTGCATCACCTTTGGTGAGGCCACCGCCGACGATTCTCGCGCCGAAGCGTTCGGGAGCATCGAGTTCGCGCTGCGCGTCTGGTCGCGCAACGATGGCGAGCGCGCGCATATGCTGTGCGGCGCGCTGCTGCAGGCGCTCGATGAGGCCTGGCCGATCACTCTGGCAAATGGCCGCGAGCTGGCCGTTCTTTTTGCGGAGTGTCCGCGCACATGGCACGGCCTCGTGCACGTGCGCGCCGTCGTGGCGGCGCCGTGCTGAAGACCGAGGTGCGCACGCTCGCGTCGCAGAACGCCGATCGCTCGTTGATGTACCCCGGCCTCTGGCAGCTCACCTGGTTGCAGGTTCCGTGGGGATGGTTGTTGGTCGATATGCAGCCCGCGGCCGCCTCTGACGTCCGATAAGCGGCAGTCTCGGACGCCAGCTTGTCAAGCATCCGGGTCAGTTTGACGAATTGCGCAAAGCGCTAGTTTTGCCGGGGAAGGCCGCGAAGCCGCAGCTTGGCCGCTTGGCCTTGTTAGGCGTAAGCGCGGTTCGCCTTTAGGGCACCCCCGGCACCAGCTCGCGGCGGGGTCACGACCCCCGAATAAGCGGCACAAAAATGGCAGCCGCTCCCCGCGTCAATTTTTCCGCCCTCCCGGTCGGGAGAAAAAACCGACATGGGCGCGCTTGTCGATCCGATGGCCTCGGTGCGGGCCTATCTGGCGGCCGAGAAGTCCAGCGCCACCAGGCGCGCCTACAAAAGCGACTTCGACCACTACACCGCCTGGTGTGACACTCAGCAATTGCAGCCGCTCGGCACGCCGCCGATCGACGTCGCCCGCTATCTCGCCCAGCTCGCCGACGGCGGGTTGAAGACGTCCACCATCGTCCGGCGCGCCTGCGCCATCCGTTACGTCCACAAAGCCGCCGGCCTCGAGCCACCGACCAACGCCGAAGGCGTCAAGGCGGTGCTGCGCGGGATCCGGCGCACACTTGGCGCCAGGCCTTTGCGCAAGGCGCCGGCGACGGCCGCGGCAATCGCCGCCATGCTCGAGCAGCTCCCGACAACTCTCTCCGGATTGAGGGATCGCGCGCTCCTGCTGATCGGTTTTGCCGCGGCCTTGCGCCGTTCCGAACTTGTTGACTTAAAAGTCAACGACGTCGAGCGCCGCCAGCGCGGCGTCGTTCTGCATATCCGCCGCTCGAAGACCGACCAGGAAGGCCGCGGGCAATCGGTTCCGGTGCCGAGCGGCCGCGCGCTCAGACCGGTCGAGGCGCTCGACGCCTGGCTGAGCGCCGCCGGAATCGTCGAGGGCCACCTTTTTCGCCAGGTCGACCGGCACGGACGCGTCGGCGCGCGCGCGCTTAGCGGCCGGTCGGTGGCGCGCATCGTCAAGCGCGCGGCGAAAGCTGCAGGTCTCGACGAGTCCACGTTCTCCGGCCACTCGCCGCGCGCCGGCTTCGTGACGTCGGCGCTCGAGGATGGCGTCGACGCGCTCAAGGTCATGCAGATCACACGCCACGTCGATCCGAAGAGCCTCGCTGCGTACGACCGCCGCGAGCGCGAGCTCGACGATCATGCCGGGAAGGGGTTTCTCTGATGATCCGCCAGCACATCAAAGCGCTTAACCTGCGCCAGCTATTTGAATTGGTTAAGTCCGGCGTCGCGCTCCCGCCGGGCGAGCTCCGGATGCTGCGCCGCCTGAAACACCGCGCCGCTCGGCTCGGTCGTTACCGCCGGCGCAATGCCAGCTATCCCTACAGCAGCAAGCGCCAGCACGCGCGCTATGCGCGCAACGGGATGGACGTCCAGCAGCGCAATTCGCACAAGCCCGGCACCTTGCAGCCGCGCCACGTCTTTGGCTGATGTCGACCGCCGCGGCGCAAGAGACGTTGCTGTCGCCGCCGCGCACCGCCGTCGCGCATGCGTGGCTGAGCACCGAGATCTACCGGCTGCTCGAGCGCGAAGCCAACGCGCTGCGCATGCACCCCGATCGTCTCGCCGGCGATCTGATCGCAGCGATCGTGGGCGGTGGCTTGGTCGCCACGGTGCTTGGCCGCTGAGCGCGCCGGTGCTGAGAAAAGCGGAGGTTTCCGATGGCCGTTGAAGCGCCGCAGAAACATTGGATGGGCGCTGTCGGCCGCAGCGAGCATCACGGTGCGTTCCGCGCCGATCTCAAACGGCTCGGCATGCTCGACGGCGACGAGAAGGTCACGCTGGCGATGGTCAACCGCGCCAAGGCGCACGCGCGCAAGAGCGGCAACGAGACGCTGATGAAGCGCGCGACGCTCGCCGGCACTTATCTGCACACAAACCGCTAGACCAAGGAGTTCACATGAGCGTTCTCGACAGGATTCGCACGCTGCTCGCCACCGATCTGCACGCCGCGATCGAGCATCTCGGCGCCGAGATTGACGCGCTGAGGGCCGAGCTTCACGGCGGCCGCACGCCAGGCGCCGGCCATCAGTTGCCGAAGATCGCGGCGGAGATCGCCGCGGCCACGCCGCCGGCGCCAGTGGCCGAGCCGCAGGCGCAAGCGCAGCCCGTGGTGCAAGCGGAGCCGCAACCCGAGCAGCAGCAGACGGCGGCGACCACCACCGACGCCGGCGCGCAGCCGGCCGCCGAGACGCAGCCGCAGCAATAGCCCTTGGCTGCAGCTGGCAACACGGGCGCCGCATTGCCGCCGCTCAGCGTCAAGCATGAGGCGGTGGCGCAGGCCTATTGGGCGGACCCGGCGCGCGTTGGCTGGCGGGCTTACGCCAAGGTTTACCGCAAGTCGTCGCGGCACGCGTCCGAGACCGCGTTCGGACGGCTGCGCAGTCGGCCGGAATTCCAGGCGCGACTCGAAGAGCTCAAGCAGGCGACCGCCGATCTGACGGTGATGTCGCTCCTCGAGGTGCTGCAGGAGCTCTCGAAACTTGGCCGCTCGAGCATCAAGAACTGCCTGGTCGACGGCGACACCACGGCCGACGTCGTGGCCTCGCTGCGGGATATGTCGGACGAGCACGCCGCGGCCATCCAGGAGCTGACGATCGAGACCTACATGGAGGGCGCCGGCGAAGACGCCCGCGAGGTCAAGCGGCTCAAGCTCAAGATGCACGACAAGCGCGGGCCGCTCTCCGAGCTGCGCCGCCATCACGAGCCCGACCGCCACGAACTTTCCGGCAAGGACGGCGAGCCGCTCGAAGCGCCACCGCCTGAGTTGTCCGTGCTCGAGCTCGCCCGCCGGATCGCCTTCGCGATGCGGCTTGCACAGAACGAAGCCAAGAAGCCGGCGCCGGCGAAGACGCCCGCGAGGCAAAAGAAAACCGCGAGGAGCTAGACATGGCTGATGCCGTTGCGACGCAGGTGCTGCACGAGTCGGCGAGCGACCTGGTGGTCAAGCTCACCAACATTTCGGACGGGACCGGCGAATCCGGTGTGACCAAGGTCGACGTCTCGGCGCTCACGCCGGCGTGCACGGATCTGCGCCTCGAGGAGATCATCTATTCGACCGTCGGCATGGCGGTCGAGCTGCTGTGGGACGCGAGCTCGGCGGTGTTCGCCTGGGGACTTCCGCAGGACCGCAGCGGCCGCGTCAATTTCCGACACATGGGCATGGCCGGCTTCCTCCCCAACAATGGCGGCGCCGGCAAGACCGGCGACCTCAAGCTGAGCACGATCGGCGCGACGTCCGGCGACACGTATTCGATCATCCTTGTGCTCGCCAAGATCGGCGCATGACGCGCGGCGAAATGGTGACCGAGCGGGCCTGGCACCGGCCCGACCAGATCGTCGAGAATTGCTACGGCAACCGCGCCTGGCTCAAGCCGACCGAGGACATGGAATTCCTGACCGACTGCTGCCTTGCGTCCGCCCCTTGCGCCTATCACGCGCGGCTGACGCACCAGGCCGCGCCGCTCACGCAATAAAGCCGTTCGGCAGCCTGCTCGCGGTGTGGTGCGCTTCGGCCTGCAGGAAGAGCACATGCCTGACAAGGATTGCCTCCGCCTCGCGGGGTGTGACGTAGTTTTGCATGCCGACCTGCACGTTCGGCATGATGAGGCCGCGCACCCGCATCAGCGACTGGGCCCGCACGATCGCTGGCGCTGCCAGCGCGCTCGTTAGTCCAACCAGGAATGACCGCCGGAGCATGGCGCCCTTTTAGCGTCGTGCGCGCCGGTGTTCAACCGCTGCCGAGCGGTTCTCGGCGCTCTCCACCAGCAACAGCAACAGCACGCATAGGAGACGACAATGCCAAACGCCATTCTGCGATCTATTCACGGCAAGCGCTTCGGAATTGGTCCGCAGGGCGAGCTCCTGCTCGACAAGGGCTTCGGGCCCAAGATCCTGCCGGTCCTGCTCGGCAACCTCGCGGCCGCCGGCACGCCGCTCACCAGCTCGACCGCGGAGACCGCGCTCGGCAAGGTGACGATTCCGGCCAACACCCTGCAGCCCGGCTCGCTGATCCAGATCCGCTTCCAGGGCATCACGCCGACGACCAACTCGACCGACACCCTGGCGATCAAGGCCTACATCGGCGGCCTCGCCGGCACGGCGCTCATCTCGATGGCCGCGACCGACGTCGCCGACAACAACGTGTTCCAGGGTGAGTACGAGCTCGCCGTGCGCACGATCGGCGCCTCCGGCACCATCGTCGGCGTCGGCACCTACAAGTCCATCCCCGCGGCCGAGGGCACCATGACGATCAAGGACGACATTCTGGCGTCGACCGCGATCGACACGACCGTGGACCAGGACGTCACGGTCTCCGGCACCTGGTCGGCGAACTCGGCGAGCGACATCGCGCGCCTCGACTTCCTGCGTGTCATCGTTTTCTAGGCCCGGAATGGCATCGCTCATCGAGGAGATCAGTGCCACGCTCGGCACTTGCCACGGTGAGCGACGCAAGACTGTTACCAGCGACACGCTGGCTGCGACACGCGCCTTCGTCTGGGTGCCCAATCCCGGGCCCCAGACGGAAGCGTATTTCAGCCTGGCCGACGAGACGCTCTACGGCGGCTCCGCCGGCGGCGGCAAAAGCGATCTGCTGCTCGGGCTCGGACTGACCGAGCACCAGCGCTCGCTGATCCTGCGGCGCGTCAACAAGGACGTCGAAGGTCCGGGCGGTCTCGGCGAGCGGCTGCTCGAGATCCTCGGCTCGCCGTCCGGCTACAACGCGCAGCAGCACATTTTCACGGGCCGCGGCCGGCGCATCCAGCTCGGCGGCTGCGAGCACGAAAAAGACAAACAGCGCTACAAAGGCCGCGCGCACGATCTCAAAGCCTTCGACGAGCTCGCCGACTTCACCGAGAGCCAGTACCTCTTCATCATCACCTGGAACCGTTCGGCCTCGCCCGGACAGCGCTGCCGCACGGTGGCGGCGACCAATCCGCCGACCACGCCGGAAGGGCAGTGGATCGTGCGGCGCTGGGCGCCCTGGCTCGATCCCAACCATCCCAAGCCGGCGCGCGACGGCGAGCTGCGCTGGTTCGTCAACATCAATGGCAAAGACACCGAGGTCGATGGACCAGGTCCGCACGACGTCGGCGGCGGCAAGATGGATCTCGCCCGCTCGCGCACCTTCGTGCGTTCGCGCCTTTCGGACAATCCGGATCTGGCCGCCACCGGCTACGCGGCGACGCTGGCGCAGCTGCCCGAGGAAGAGCGCCGCGCTTACGAGGGCGGCGACTTCACGGTCGGATTAAGCGACGACGACTTCCAGGTCATTCCCTCGGCCTGGATCGAAGCCGCCATGCAGCGCTGGCAGCCGCAGCCACCGCTGGTGCCGATGACCGCGATGGCGGTCGACATCGCCGAAGGCGGCCCCGACAAGACGGTCGTCGCCTATCGCTATGGCGGCTGGTACGGGCCGATCGACAGCGAGCCCGGCAAGAACACGCGCGAGGGCGCGGCCGTCACTGCGATGGTGGTCAAGCGCCGGCGCGATCTCTGTCCCGTTGTCGTCGACGTGGGCGGCGGCTGGGGCTCCGACGCGGTCGTGCACATGACCGGCAACGGCATCGAGGTCGTGCCCTTCGCCGGCGTCAAGGATTCGATGCGCCGTACGCAGGACGGCAAGATCAAATTCCGCAACAAGCGCGCTGAGAGCTACTGGATGCTGCGCGAGGCGCTCGATCCCTCGCAGCCTGGCGGCTCGCCGATCGCGCTGCCCAAGGATCCCGAGCTCAAGGCCGATCTCGCCGCGGTGCGGCGCAAGCCGCTCACGCCGGCCGGGCTGCTGCTCGAGGATAAGCGCGAAGTGAAGAAGCGCATCGGCCGATCGCCGGACAAGGGCGACGCGGTGGTGATGTGCCTGTCCGAAGGCAATGCCGCCGGCGAGCGCCTGTTGCGCCGCCGCCGCGGCGCCGGCGGCCACCTGCAGGTCAATCTCGGTTTTTCCAATCTCAAGAGGAGACGCTGATGGCGAGCTTGTTCAAACCGTCGACGCCCGCGCCGCCGCCTGTTGCTGCGCCCCCGCCGCTGCCGGACCTCAACAGTCCGGAGGTAATGGCGGCCAAGAACGCGGCGTCGAGCGCGGTTGCGACCAACGCCGGCCGCGCGGCCACGATCATGACGACGCCGAAGAACAGGCCGTCGGGCGGTGACTACACCGGCAGCAAGCTCGGTTAAGGGCCGCCGCCGTGGACGCGCGCGTGCAGGACCTCGTGGCGCGCGGCGATCGCGCGTTCTCCAAGCGCTCTCCGGTGCTGTCGGTGTGGCAGACGCAGGCCGACAACTTCTACCCGGAGCGCGCCGACTTCACGCGCACGTTCTCGCTCGGCGAGGAATTCGCCTCGTATCTGATGACCGGGTTTCCGGTGCTGTGCCGGCGCGATCTCGCCAATTCGCTGGCGGCGATGCTGCGGCCGGCCGGCCAGGAGTGGTTTCACCCGAAGACCGATAGCGAGGCGGTCAACAAGGATCCCGCCGCCAAGCGCTGGCTCGAGGAGAAGGCCGGCGTCATGCGGCGCATGATGTACGACCGGCGCTCGCAGCTCGTCTACGCCGCCAAGGCGATCGACAACGACTTCGTCACCTTCGGCAACGCCGTCGGCAAGGTCGAATGGTCGGACCGCGGCAACTATCTGCTGGCCGAGTGCCGGCACCCGCGCGACGTCGTCTGGTGCCAGAATTACGAGCAGGCGATCGACGAGATTCACGACAAGTACAAGCTGCAGGCGCGCCAGCTTGTGCAGAAGTTCGGCGACAAGGTCGCCAAGGAAGTGAAGGACCTCAAGGGCCCGGACATCTACCGCGACATCACCTGCCGCCGTATCATCCTGCCGTCCGACGACTACGACCAGCCGGCGATGGCTGACGGCTCTGGCCTGCGCAAGCGCAAGCTGCCTTTCGTGTCAATCACGGTCGACGTCGAGCATGGGACGGTGCTCGACGAGACGCCGATCTGGGAAAATCCCTATTTCGTGCCGCGCTGGATGCGCTGGCCGGGCATGGAGATCGGCACGTCGCCGGCGACGGTGATCGCGCTGCCCGATGCCCGCATGATCCAGCAGATGCTGCTGACCATGCTCGAGGCCGGACAGAAGGCGGTGGACCCGCCGATGAAGGTCGTCGGCGAGATGATCCAGGGCGGCCTGAATTTCTTCGCCGGCGGCGCCACGGTGGTCGAGGCCGATTACGACGAGCACACCGGCAAGATCATCGAGCCGATCATGTCGACGATGCCGGATCTGTCGTGGGGCACCGATCGCGAGGACCGTATCCAGAAGGCCATCCGCTCGGCCTTCATGCTCGACCAGATCCGCGTGCCGGGCATGGACGGCAAGGCGATGACCGCGACGCAGTTCCGCGGCATGTACGAGGAATATGTGCGGCAGAACCTGCCGCTGTTCGAGCCGGTGGAAAGCGACTATTCGGCCGCGCTCTGCGACAAGGTTTTCACGATGGCGCTGCGTCGCGGCGCCTTCGGCTCGTTCTTCGACATGCCGCAGTCTCTGCGGGCAAGAGACATCACGTTCGATTTCGACTCGCCGATCAAGTCCGCGAGCAACACGGCCAACGCGCAGAAATTCCAGGAGGGGCTCGGCTTGCTGTCGCAGGCGATGCAGCTCGACCCGGCCATGCGCTACGACGTCGACCTGGACAAGGCGCTGCGTGGTGCCTTTGACGGCATCGAGATGCCGGCCGACTGGATCGTCGACCCCGACACGGCCGCAAAGCTCAAGGCGGCGGACCGCCAGCAGCAGGCCGCGGATGCCGCGACCGCGACGGTTGCCAAGGGCGCCGACGTCGCCCAGCGCGTCGGCGCTGCGGCGCAGTCGCTGCAGGGCGCCGGCATGGTGCCGGGCGGCGAGCAGGTTGCCTAGCCGCCGATGAACACGAAGTCAGGCGAGGCGGCCGCGCGGCAAATACGGCGCCGGCGCAAGCTTACGTTCAAGCCGTTTCCGGATTTTCCCGATGCCAATGGTCCGACGCTCGGCGCGGTGCGCGCGCTGCGCGACGGCGTGGCGACGGCGCACCAGCAGGTCTTTCTCTGGGAGCTGATCATCAAGCAGCTCGCCGGCGTCACGATGCAGCCCTTCGTCGAAGGGGCCGAGGGCGCGGCGCGCCAGACCGACTTCAACTGCGGCCGCCAGCACGTCGGCTACGCGCTGCTCAATCTCGCCGAGGCACCGATGCCGGCGCTGCCTTCCGGCAGCGGCCCGGCGCCGGACTGATCGCTTTTTCACGGTTTCAACGGAGCATCCTCCATGTGGATCAACCGCTTTCTCACTCCGCGTTTCATGCTCGCACCGGACACCGGTGCTGGATCTGGCGCGGCCGGAACAGGCGAGGCCGCTAAGCCCGTCGCCGTCGCCGGCGCCGCCGGCACCGCTGGCGCTGCTGCAGGCGCTGGTGCCGAGGCCGGCGCTGCGGGTGCAGCTGCTGCCGCAGCGGCCGCGGGCACCGGTGCAGGCGCTGGCGCTGGCGCGGCTGTGGCCGGCGATCGCGGCGGTGCAGCCGCGGCCGATGCCGGCGCTGGCGCAGGGGCAGGTTCGAAGGCCGCGTGGCCGGAAGACTGGCGCAACCAGGCCGCCGGCGACGACAAGAAACTGCTCGAGCAACTCGGCCGTTATTCCGATCCGCTCGCCGCCATCAAGAAGGGCTTCGAATTCGAGAAGCGTCTCTCCGCCGGCGAGCTCAAATCGCAGCTGCCGGCCGGCGCAACGCCAGAGCAGGTCAAGGCCTGGCGCACGGAGAACGGCATCCCGGTCGAGGACAAGGCCTATGTCGACGCGCTCGCGCTGCCCAAGGGCGTCGTGCTCGGCGACGAGAACAAGGCGAACGTCGACGCCTTCGCGAAGGTCTCCAACGAGCTCGGGCTCGACACGAAATCCTTCAACCGCCTGGTCGCCTGGTCCTACGAGGCAGCCGATCGCGAGAAGGCGCTGCGCGAGGACGCCGACGCGGCGTTTGCCAAGAACTCCGAAGACAAGCTGCGTGACGTTTGGAAGACCTCGGCCGACTACAACCGCAACGAAAACGCGGTCTCCAATCTGCTCGGGCAGATGCCGGAAGGCTTGGCTGATCAGTTCCGCCTGGCGCGCATGCCGAACGGCAACATTGTCGGCAACGATCCGGGAATGATGCAGTTCATGGCGCGCATGGCGCTCGAGCTCGACCCGGCGGCGCCCCTGCTGCCGCACGGCAGTTCCGGCGGCGCGGCCGGCGCCGAGGCGCGGCTCGCCGAGATCCGCAAATTCCGCACCGACAATCCGCAGGGCTACGACTCCGACAAGAAGATGCAGGAGGAGGAAGTCGCCCTCATCGACGCGCAGCTGCGCATGAACAAGCGCCGCGCCTAGAGCGCCGAGCGCAAACGAACAGGCGCCGCGGCGGCGCCCGGACACCTCGCTTCCAGCGACCCCGACCAACAGCCGCACCCACGCCCCACCGAACGCCCTGGCTTGCTGTCGTGACGGCTCTGCGCTTTCGCGCGGACACCCCGTTGCGTGGCGCCGCCGGACACCCGTGAGCAAAGGCATCCCGACAACGAGCAGACATCCCGAAAGGAATTTCCATGTCTGTTGAAGCAGCAGTCATCCAATACCGGCAGGCCTTCGTCGATCAGTTCGAAGGCACCATGAGCGTGATCCGCGTGGCGACCACCAAGGAATCGGTCACCAAGGGCAACCAGGCCACGTTCCTCGTCGCCGGCTCCGGCACCGACACCGCGGTCACCCGCGGCGTCAACGGCAAAATCCCTTACGGCAACCCGACGAACTCGCAGGTCACCGCGACGCTCGTCGAGAAACACGCGCCCTACGAGCTCACCGGGTTCAACGTGTTTGCCAGCCAGGGTGATCAGAAGGCGGTGATGCGCAAGGCGTCGATGAACGTCATCAACCGCGACATCGACCTGACCTTGCTCGCCGAACTCGCCAACGCGACGATCGACACCGGCTCCTATGCGACGGCGTCGCAGGACATGATCGAGAAGTCGATCGCCTACCTCGGCAACCAGGACGTTCCGGTCGAGGAAGAAGACAACATGTTCGCGTTGATCAGTCCCGCCTTCCGCTCGTTCCTGCGCCGGACCACCGAGTACAACAACGGCCTTTACGTCGACGTGAAGCCGCTGTCGGGCCCGGTGCGCAAGCTGTGGCGTTGGGGCGGCATCAACTGGATGACGTCGTCTCGCGTCACCGGCGTCGGCACCGCGACGGAGCTGTGCTACATGTGGCACCGCAACGCGCTCGGCTACGCCGTCAATGTCGGCGAGGACACCGTCTCGATCGGCTACGACGACAAGCAGGACACCTCCTGGTCGCGCGCCACGATCTTCCACGGCGCGAAGATCCTGCAGAACACCGGCATCGTGCAGATGAAGCACGACGGCTCGGCCTCCGGCCTGAGCTGATCGCCGCCACACTGATTAGCTAATCCTGATTAGCTGATCCATCAGCGCCGCGGCTGCGTCAGCCGCGGCGTTTTCGTTTCCCGCAATGCAACTCTCGAAGGAGGCCAGCAATGGCTGGATATGTGGCTGACAATGTCGCCATCGCGTTCGATTCGGTCGGCGGCGCGCTTCCGCGCGTCTTCGTCTATCTGAACGCCGGCAACGACGCCGACGCGACCATCGTGGGCGCCGGCTATTTCTCCGACGGCGTGACCAAGGGCATGCGCGTCGGCGATCTCGTCGACGCGTGCAACGTCGGCACCGCAAAATACAAGCGCTACCAGGTAGCGTCTGTGTCCGGTGCCGCCGCGACCGTGGCGGCTCCGACCGCGATCACCTGATCGCGCCGGGCTCGTTTCGGACTTAAACCGCGGGCGGTCCGTGTGGGGCCGCCCGCCTTCTCTTTCGCAGCATAAGGAGCTCCAATGCCTGCAACCGCTTCCGCGGCGTCCAAGGCCAACCCGTCTTTGCCGCGCGTCAACAAGCTGCTCGACAAGAGCTTTGCCGTTTCCAGCTACCGCTATAACCGCTGGTCGGCCGACCTCGACGAGACGCAATCGCTCGAGGATGCGCTGGTGCCCGGCTTCTGGGCGTCGGTCGTCGACAAGATCATGGGCCAGGACAAGCTCAACCCGCGCGGCTTCGGCGACATCGTCGAGATTCGCAAGCGCGACACCGGCCTCTTTGCCGAAGTGCTGATCGTCGGCATCGGCCCGGGCTTCGTGAAGGTCGAGCCGCTGCGCGCCTATGTGCCGGCCGACGTCGCGGAGCCTGCCAAATGCCCGCTCACCACGCGCTACAACGCCGGCAAGCGGTGCCACGACGTCGTGCGCCGCTCGGACGGGCAGCTGATGTCGTCTGGTCACCAGACCAAGACGGTCGCGGTCGACTGGATTACCACTCACATGAAGGCGATGCGCGTCGCGGACTGAGCCGCCGCCGCGTGCTCGCTTAAGCGTCGAGATCGGAGGAAATCGCCGCCCTGGTGGGCGGCGATTTCGTTTTTGCCTGTTTCAACGAGGGGCGATTGCAATGGACTATTACGAAGTGCCGGATCAGCTCGTGGCGGTGTGCCAAGACCAATTCACCTTCGGCACCGACATCGTCAGGGGTGGTGCGCTGACCATCAATATCGATCCCTCGCAGCTCGACCTGCTGCTCGACGGCGGCGAGCAGGTCGTCGTGGCTTCGCAGAACAACCGCAGCAATTATTTTGCCGGCATCACCGCGGCGTTCGACGGCACCGGGCCGCTGGTGTTTGAGAAGATCACCAAAGTGGGAGCGCAAGCCTCGGGCACCGACGGGCCGTGGCTGGTGTTCGCGTGGGCGCCGGCGCCGCGCGGGCTGCCATTCAGCTCGCTCTCCGGCATGCACGCCTCGATCAGCGGCACCACCTTCACCGTGACGGAAGGGGCCGTGCGGTCGAGCGACGACACGACGGACATTCGGTTGACGGGCGATGTAGGAAAATCCTTGGAAGACGTTGCGTGGAACTCGCTGGTGTCGCTCGCCGGCACGTTCGATCTGAGCGTCGGCACCGTCAACCTTGTCGGCACGGGGACGTCATGGCTCACCGATCTCAAGGCGGGCAGCGTCGTTTCCTTTGTGGATGGGGCCGCGCGTTGGTACATTGCGCAGATTGCGACTGTCACCGACGACACGCACGCCACCATTACGGCGCCGAATAGCGCCGCCGGCGCGCTGGGCAACCAGGCCTTGTCCCGCGGGTTCACCGAAGAGTTTTATGACACGAGCAACAGTGCTAATTTCCTGTTCGGGACGCCGATCGTCGACATCGTGGCGATCCGCGAGGATGCGACCGGCGCCGGCTCGTTCACTCTGACGAGCTTCGATGGCGCGGGCGACTACGATTTGCCGGCCGGCTACGGCAAGGGCCGTGTGATTGGCACAGTGACGGTCAACCTCATCAATACGACCGTCGGCCTCTCGGCGTGGAAGATCGCGCAGTCGCTGGCCGGCGCCGCGCTGGTCAACTACGACAACACCGCCTCCGGCCTTGCCAGCCAGAACGTGCAGGCGGCGATCGACGAGCTGGCGGAAAGCCACCTGCGGCCCAAGGCAATCCTGCGCGCCATCGTCACGCCGACGCTTTTGACCGGCAACATTTCCAGCGTCGATACCTCGACCGGCATCATCACCTGGTCGACCGGCCTGGGCGCGCAAGGCATCCTCGACGGGTCGCCGATCATCCCGGCGGTCGGCGGCACATGGCCGACCGGCGCCACCACGCGCGCGCTGCTCAACCTGCATCTGCTGAGCGACACGACCTTCACGCTGCACAAGAGCTATATCGACGCCATCGCCGCCGCCAACAAGATCACGCTGACCGGGGCGGGCTCCGGCACGCGCACCGGGCACATGCTGGTGCTGTCGGGCGTCGTCAACGCAGGCTTCGCCGCCGCGTCGCCGCTCGGCGGCAGCGGCACCTACGAGACGACGATGGGCTTTGCGCTGAATTTCAGCCCGGCGCTCAATGACGGCAACGCCATCATCGATGTGCTGCTGCACGGCGTCACGGCGTCCGCAACCGAGAACACTAACGATCTCACGCGGCCGAGGGCGAGCGCGGTCGACACCGCACATGCGGTGTTCCGCGGCGCCAATAACGATTTGCCGATCTGGGTTTTTACCGGATCCGTTCAATTCTGCACTCCGACGATCTGGGCGACGCAGGGCACGAC